ATACAGCGACTCGAGCCATCGTTTGAACTGGATGAACTCGATGTCCCTGTCATTATGTTGCACACTGATCCACACCCGGAAATGAAAGATATGACGGTGAGGATTAGCAAGAAACGATACATCATATTCATCTCCTGTAGCTAAGTTGGGATCTGTTGCGGCCGCTGGATAGCAGTGAATACCTTCCTTCTGGAAGGTAACCCAAATCATTTTAAGTGGCCTAACGCCTTGACGGATAATCATCTTTTCAAACACTCCATTGTTACAATTTTACCTAGTTCTGCGCCTAGATCGTTGTCATCAGTAATAACATACATACTGTTGAAATTCCGATCTTTATTTTCGTCATAACTTCTAACTTCGACAACGTATCCGCCGGTTGCCCGATAAAGTTGGAATCTCATACCGTTGCTTTCTAAACTGGCTACTGATTCGTCGACATAAACTTGTGCATGATCCTCATTATTGTGATCAAACAGCCAATTTCGGAATCTTTCTTTTAATGTAAGTTTCATCATTTTCTCTTTTACAGGTCTAACTCTATTTAGAGTTTGAATAGCGTGAATAGCTTTAGAGCCACGAATTCTTGGTATCGCTGTTGATTTCCCCACTGCCCAATTACCACTCATTTTATAATCTCATCTTTACCATATTGATCCCAACTAGTAAACTTATTTCTATCTAGTAGGTCATGTAGGTTATGGCACCAAACCCCATGATTAGTTGCGGCAAAATCTTTATCGTCTAGCTTAATTGTAGCATTATATCCTAGCTGTGTCAAGTAGGGCAATTTAACCGAAATCTGCGGAATAAACTGTCGATGCTCGACTAGGGCACTTTCGAGGACACCTTCTACTACACTTACGTCAAAGTCTAGGGTACACCAGTAACCTGCATCCAAACATTCTTGGATCATGTATTCCCAAGGAGCCCAAGCATCAGCATCGTTAGTTTCTAATTTCGGAAAGCTCTGATTAGCACCAAAATAGATATGCCTAATACGTTTACTCTCATCGAGTAATGCTTTTGTATCGTCGGCAATATGTAATACTGTTTGGGGATCGTGTGTGCCTACAACAAACAGAGTTTTCATTCCATATGCAGGAGTACGTTCAATTTCAGTACCTGTAAAGAATGTTACTGCTTGAGCAACACCAGTGTTGTAATCTCGTTTCATTGTGAATTGTCCCAATAGATCCAATTTGTGATAATGTATTTGTCTTGCGTGTTGCTTACAACACCCCGGTGAATATGAGTTAGAGAAGTAGGAAAAATGATAGTTCTTCCTTTTACTGCATCAATTTTAATTCCTTGGTGCATAAATTCTGTACCACCATCCTCTACATCATTAAGATAAGTTATGTAAGCAAGAGCTCGGTTAGCAAGCTCGTGATTACCGTCTATGTGCCAACGGTAAAAACCCTCTGTCGGTTTATACCATTGTATCTGTGGTGCATGACGCATTTCAAAACGCCCACAGTATTCATATATTTTACGCTCTGTACAGTAATTGTCAATGAATTTGGATATTTCATTATGATACTCGACGAATCTAAACTGTTGAGGTGGTCCCAAAGGCTGTGCATCTTGCAAGGCAAAATCGGTACTTTGTTTAATTTCTAAATTTTGGTGCTTATCATGACCTACAACACCTGGTTTGGTTAAACCAGCCTTGTGACCTTGATGGAACAAATCCATCAATGCGTCACAAATACTTAGGTCTTCTAATTGGTACTGACCAATAAAATTATCCATTAGGCCTTTAATTCTTCTTCCAACGCACGGAGTTCGTCATCATCTGGACTAGCAAAGTCAATTTCTTCTTGACGCTTTTCTTCTACTTCAAATAATGAACCAAATGTGTTTTGTGCAGGGCCGCCTTGTAGTCGAGCACCTTCTAAACTACGCAAGAATGGTAAAGCAGATTCGATCAGCTCAAATGCTTCTGTTTTAGATTTTGTTTCAAACAATTCTTCAACGAATGTGGCAAAGTAAAGGACACGACGTGGAACCCAGTCGCTAAACTCCTTTTCTTTCTTACCTTCAATACCCCAGCTTCTCCAATTAGGTTTAAAGCGAGTACATTCGATATCCATTAACTGTTGAGCACGTTGTACAGCAACAATATGACATTCAACATTATGACCCATCATTAGAGCATAGCTAAAACTATCCCATGATGTTTTGTTAGGGATCTTATCTAGTTTATTCTTACGTGGAACAACTTCATAATGTTCTGGATTCAAGTGATCAAACTTAACACCATCGCCTAATTGGGCTTGTGTCTTTGGCACGCCTAAATCATAATAGGCGATATCTCCCATTGTTAGACGTCGGCCGGTTTCTGACTCGAATGGGAATGGGATGTCTGTTCCTGCAAGTGACTTGTTATCTGGCGCTTTGTCCATAATAATCGACCAACGTTTGTTGGTGTGCTGGGCATTGGTGTAGACGAGTCCATGCGCTGTTGCGATAAACGGTGAGGCGCAATCAAAAGAGATGGTAAGTTCTTCATTAATATATTTCCTTATTTGACGTTGAATAAGTGTTAAGTAACAACTCCAATCTAATTGAGCAGTACCCAAGAAGTGCATCCAGTTCTTGCCTTTTAGTAAGTTATCTTCACGTAGGGTCATTAGACGCTTTAACGTGATATCCATCTTACACATATTAGCACCGCCCATGGCCCAACCTTCGGCTTCTTTGCCTTTGTATGGCCCATTAGGATCGCTAAATTCTTTTACACCTTGATACCATTTTTCAGCAGTATCCCAATCACCGCCTTGCAGAACGTTAAGCCATTTAGTTTGACCTAAACGATTCTCTAGGAAGTATTTGTTATTGAACTTTGTTTTATCTAGACAGTCTTCAAATGTTTTCAAACCAGTCTTTGGACTATGTATATGATCACATGCCCATGTCGGAACGTCTAGCATCATAGACCAGTCAGCAGTCATTTCTAACCACTCTAGGATCTTTTGACGTGTTTTATTTGCTTCTTTACCTTCGAAGTTTAACCAATCAAACTTAAGAACACCTTTACCGATCTGGTATCCACCGGAGTCGCCTACAATAACAGTATTATTTCTAGCACGTTGTTGTATCATCGATTCTTGATCAATTGCTTTTTCTAAATCTAACTGTGCATGGCCTGCTGAATATAGGGCATACTTGTAAGTAAAGTATCCTTCTTCTTCGTTTAAGAAGTTCATACCTTCGATACCGCGATCAAAACCTGTAGGAACACGATCAGGTGAAACAAATTCACCTAGTCGTTGTTTTGATATGTAGTTTTCATAGAAAGAACTAATCGCTGGCAAATACACAGCATAGTCTTTCTGTAACGGTGTTAAATTAAGTGGCGGTTTCTTCATAGTCTCTCGATAAATGTGCTGTTATTTTTAATTGTTCTTTGGCTGTTTTAACTGCTTGCATGGCTTCTTCTAGATTCTTTTGAGCAAGGCGAACAGCAGGATGATGGTGATCGCTAATTAGAGCTTTAAATTCAAGCTCTTCTTTTCGTTGTTCACGTACATAGTCTAACAGGTTTCTAGTCTCAAAGTCAAGCTCAATGGTTGCATAGCTAGATGCAATGCCAGCCCAATTGGAACCATCAAACACTTGTAGGTCTGTGCCCCAAACTCTAACTGCACCCTGCATTGGATTAGAGCTATTTTGATTAACGTAGGGTAAGCTGGTGTTACCACCATTTACAATAACGCCTTGACTGCCTGCTATACCTTTTATCATGCTTGTGCTGGAACAATATATTTGTAAGTTGCCAAACCACTATCTAAAGTAATCTGTAGTGCGCCTTGATTACTAAAACTCATTTTAGTATTATTAACATCTGCAATCTTAAGGATAGATAGTACACGAGCAACTGGCCAACTTAGATTGGCAGTAATTTTGCCAGTAATGCCTTCAGCAAATACAAACTCGCCTGCGTGGGTTGATGCGTCACCAAAATAGAACTTTAGTTTGTCGCCATCTGTTTTAACCACAAATGTTGTATGCTCTGAGTTAGCACTTGCTTGGAAGTTAAAACGTTGTACAGCGGCCACACTAGGAACGACTTCGACGTCCCAGCTAACGCCTTTGAACTTGGCTGTTTTTAGTTTTTCGTTAATAATTTCAGTACTCATAAAACGATAGTCGTTTTTAAAGTCGCCTGCTTTATTTTCAAAATGCAACCCTACTGGAAGTTCTGCGCCATTGCGTTGTGCTTTGACAACTTCAATTTTTGCATCTTCTTTATATTCTGGGCAATCCAAATGGATCTTTAGTTTGTTTAATTGTGGCATACCAAACAGGCCAATCATATCTGGATATGGATTAGCAGTTTCTGCACTTAGAATAACTGAGCGGTCGTCAGCCATTGAATCAATTGATGTCTTGTCTGCATCACCTGTGATCTTAACGATGTCAAGGAAGCCTAGGTTATGTGTATGACTTACGATATCTTGAAGGATGTCTTTCATTTTTATAATCTCCTGTATGTTATATTATATTTAGAATTTGGATTAAAGTCAAGTAAATTATTCAAATGTGAACAAATTACCAAACGTATTATTTTGTGTAGTAGAGCTCAAGTCCCATTCCAACACGCCTATAAGATTTTCCAGTTTATTATTAATGATCGTAGTTTCCATCTCGCCATGATCAAAAGGTAATTCTTGGAACCATTTCGGTAAACGGAGCTCGTCTACTGGATAAGCAACTGAGGTATAACCAAGTGGATTATCTTTTATCTTGCAAACAATAACTTTCATACCGTCTACGATCTGCTGACTGTACTTGTCGCCATTCATGCGTTTAAGAGTATTCCAATTGATACTTGCTCGAACATGTCCGGGCATGTTAGCCCGACCCTGCTTTGCTTCTTTAGCTTGATAGTCTGTAATATTGTTAGCACGTTTTGGACTACCTTTTTCCCAACCAGGTCTAGCTTTGAACTCTGTTCTAAACTCACTAATGCGTTCTAGGATTTCTGTTTCCTGAGAGCCATTTAGTACCTTGGTAAGAATTTCTTCTAAGAACTTTTGCATAAATTCTGGAGTATCTGAACGCTTCAAGTCTAAGCCCATGGCCTTGATCTTACCAGGCTTACCATCTGCGTCATATCGCTTGTTTTCTTTATCGTAATAAAGAACAGCATAACGTTTCTTAGTAATGAACAAGCCTTTGATAGCAACAATTTCTCGACCTGCTTTAATAACTTCTCCACGGCTCTTCGGACAGTGGAAAGCATCTAACATAAAATGCGGGAATGTATCGTTTACGCTGTCAGCAATCTGATTGTACAGTTGCACAACTGTTTCTTTGTCCCACGGCAATCGACCTTTTTCGATATCTGTCTTTAATGTTCCATATGCGGAAAAATATGCAGAGTCAGTATCACCGTAGATAATGCTACGTCCACGATAGTCATATTCACCAGTAATGATTTCATTGATCTTGGCCGCCATGTGACGAGCAATTTGTCTACCAACTAGCGTAGTTGACTGACCGATGCGTTTATCAAAGAATCTGCAACCACCATTAAGGATAGCACCATACAAACTGTTCAAGTTAATCTTCTTAACTAGTTGTCGCTTGTCCCAGTATTCTTCTTCAATCTTGTTGCCTGCTTCAATAGCTTCTTTGAGCTTTTTCTGCATGTCTTTACGTTCAGCATACCAACGTTTGAGCAAGCCGGGAATAATACCTTCTTTTTCATATGTAAAGATAGTACCGTTAGCACTCAACATCCAGGGTTGATTGCTTTCATAAATCATTTCATAGATCTGGGCACCACTTAGTACGTCAACTTCGCCAGACTCCCATTCGACTGTGATATCATTGGCTTTGTCTTTGTTCATGACAAATTCGTATTCGTTGGAACCAAACTTACCTTCCCATGCCGCGGCAAAGCTATCTCCCTTGGCCATTTTAGCATCAATCTCTGCTTGCGTGTAATCTTGCTTTAACTGACCGACGATAGTTTCTGGTCCCATGTTGAGCGCACGAATAGCTGACGGATACAGTGAGTTAATATCCACAGAGCCAATCCAGTCATGCAATCCTTTCTTGGGATACGCTACATACGCACCGGCCGCCGCAGTATCGCCTAGCTCGTCTTTGCGTGTACGACTTGGAACGATCATACCGCGATGATGTGCTTCATTTACAATAGCTTGTTCAGTCACAGCCACCGCACCCATCGTAGTCTGTAACAATACAGTACATTCATGTGCCAGCGTGTTAGCAAGATCAATAAATTTTAACTTCTTGTCTAGTTTATCTAATAGTGCGCAGTCTTGTCTGTTATATTCAATAAACTTACGGAAGTCATTATTGTATAATTGATCAAGTGTGCCTTCGTAGACTGTTTTACTTTCGCCTACTTCCATTTCTCCGATTGCGTCCAATCGATAGGTGTGTCGTTCTTCATATGTGTATTTCCTGTACAGTTCGAGGCTGTCCAAATGAACACGACCAACAAAATCATAAGTAACAGCCTGTTTTCCATATTTTTCGTATTCTCGTTTCTTAGGCATTTGGCCCCATAAACAAAATCTGCGTGTATCTTCTTTGCTTAGAACTTTTGTAACACGATTAACAGTATAGGGTACGTCGAAGCCTTCACTGTTCCACCCACTGATAATGTCTGCGTCTTCGATCAAGTTTAAGAAAGTGTCAAGCATATCTGCTTCACTTTCAAACAAGTGTGTATTGGGGAATTCCTTAACCTGTTCCCGAGCCTGCTCCATAGTAAGAGTCTTTGGGGGAATAGCAAGACACACAAGCGTATCTAACCATTGTAGGTGAACCGCGATAGCAGTAATTGGCATAAATGCATCGTCAGGTGATGCATAACCACGTTCTGGATCAAAGTCCACCTCAATATCGAAAAACGCTACGTGTAGTTTAGGTGCGTCTTTACCTAAGTAATTTTCTTCTAGGATTCGGAAGCTAGCGTTGATGTCACTTTCATATAATTTGTGACTGCTATGGATTTTTTGTTCTTTGACAAAATCTTTGAAAGTTTTACAAGTGACCTTACTAAGGGCTTCACCGTAGATACTACGATATTTTCCTTTGTTGTCTGGATAGTAAAACTGATAACGGGCAGGATAATCAACGAAGATTCTTCCTTTTTTAGGATCTCGTTCAACGACACGAACAATGTCATTGTCACGATCCCAGATGGCATCGATATAACTCATAATTTTTCCTTACCGCTTATGGCCGGATAACCTTATTCTTTGCGACTTATGGCTCGCAGGACCTTTCTCAAAAATATTTATTACGCATTAACTAACATGCGAACAAGACCGATAGCATCAATGCTAACTAGCAGGATATAATTAGCCAGCATCCCAAAGCTCTTGCGAGTCCAGCTAGCCCACGCATACATAGCACAGCCACTAATCCAGATAGGATATAGTACAAGAAGAGGGGGATTAGGGACTGTGACTGCCATTGTGATACTACAGCCAATAGATATAGCCCAAGCAAGGAGCTCAACAAGAAACCTAAACTTGTTAGAACTCCAGTCATCCTTGATCCATCTTAGGGTTGGCCCAAACAATGTGTCGATCATTAGATATCGTCTTTATTGCGATTTGGATTTTGTGCATCATAATCACTATCGCGAATTGCGTGACCACTGATGTCAACGATTGTTTCTAAATCATCAAACTCAGTAAACACACGTTCCCAATCACCCTTCTGTGCGATCTTGATTGCTTTTTTAATAATGCTGGGTTTAACTTCTAGTTCTTCTGCGACAGCTTTGATAGTGTCGTTAAGACCTTCATTTAAATCTTCAATTTCTTGTAGGACGGTAACGCCTTCAGAAATAAGTTGTTTAATTTTTGCTTGCTCCGGGGCGCCAAATATTTTACTCATAAAAAATCTCCTATACAAGTTTAATTATATAGGAGATTCGTATTAATGTCAAGTCTTGATTACTTTAAACTTGCTCGCAACATCCAACCGTGTTTCTTATGTGCATCCATACGTTCTGCTAGGAAATTGGAGAACCCGTGTTCGCCTGCTTGTTCAGCAAGGTCGTAGACCATTTTGAGAATCTTGATGGTTTTTTCGTTATCACTTAGTAGCTCTTGGCACATGGCTTCGAATTGGAGAACTTCGTTTTCACCTTGTACTTGTGATAGCATACTGAATTTTTCAAAACTCGCAGGTGTGTAAGCACCTAGTTTACGAATGTTTTCTGCAAAATCATCGATGCTTGCATAGACTTCTTCGTAGATACCACCGAACAATGCGTGATATGTTTCAAATAGGACACCTTCCACATTCCAGTGGAAATTCTGCGCCTTGATTACAAAGGCGTATTCTGTTGAAAATGCAATTTTTGCGGCTTTGGATAAATCACTCATTTTGATAGTTTCTTTGTTAACATACTATTTAGCTTATCTTCGTATGTGATTTCTTGTTCAAATAACTGTGCGGCTAGTGTATCAGTAGTCCATCCTTCCATTCTTAACGAGTTATAGCTAGCATCGCCTGGCATAAAGTTACTTTGAACTCCGGGCTTTTTACTTACAGGATCTGGGTAGCCTGAGAAGTTCACAGTAATCATACCATTAGGATAAACTTTTATCACTTGACCTGATCCATATTTAGGATGTTGTACTTTGCTACCGTATCCGATACCTTCTGCAACTTTCTTTTTCTTTTTCTTAGGATGTTTGATATGTGCCCAAGCCGCGGCTTCTGCTTGATCGTGACTCATACCAGGATGTGCCTTCATCATGCTTTTAGTAATGTGCATAGCTTGGCGATCCACCTTAGCACCTTCTGCTACACCTTCATTCTGTGGCTCATAGTACCAGCCCATGCCAGGATCGTCGCTGTCAGTATGGTCAGCATCGTCAAACTTAAAATAGGCAATTTGTCTTAGTTTGCCACCATAATTCCAATAGCCTCGGAACTCGCCTGTGGCGTCATTTATATCTTCTTTGTCAAAATGTTCTGCTTCAAATTGCCCAAAGAAATCTATGCTACGAGCATAGTGCTTTGGTTTAGGATACTTGTAAGGATCATCCCCTGGACTGTTTTCTCGATCGTTAATTGAAAACTCGTGCAGACGGCCTTCCGCCACACCTTGCGACTCGTTAGGCACACAGTTGCGTACAGTACCGTTCTTACCTTTCTTGGTACCTGCGGCATGATATCCTTTCCAACAACTAGTATAACCATTGCTGTCTTTAGCGCCTTTCTTGATCTCATGTAGATTGCCGTGTGTTTCACACATGCCGCAATCTGGACATACTGCTTCCATAGACATGTCTTCGTTGTGTTTCTTCTTACCGGCACAATGAGCTTTTTGTGAGAATCCTTTTGGATGAGAGCAGTTGATCGAACTCTTATACTTCTGAGTCCATTTTTCCTTTACCGCGGCTTCTTCCATAGCCTTCCTAAATCCCTTATTAGGGATCCATCCTTTAATTGGTTCGCATTTACAGTCGACGCCAGGACATGGGCAGTCTATCATACCACACTTCATACAGCGTTTTTTAGAGCCTTCCGCCACACCTTGTTGTTTTTTCTGATAAGCAATTTCGGTATTGTTAGCCATTTGTTGTTTGAAGTTATCAACTGCACCACCTGGATCTATAGATCCAGGTGTTGTTGAAATAGAAGCACCTTCTTTGTT